GGCGATCCGCCGAACGCCGGAGAGGACGTGGCGCATGGCATCGGCGCTGATGCGACCGAGTGACATGCCGTGCGCGGTGAGCACCTTGTGGGCCTGCTTCAGGTATTCGTCGTCGCATTTGGGAAATACCTGCAGCGGGTAGGCATCGGCCCACTCAACGATGCGATAGAGCGCAGACCGCTCCTTGGTAGTCATCGGAACCCCCATGCATGTCTGACACCCCGCCCCGCGACTGGGGCGACATCATCGCGCACAGCAGCAATCCCTTCCTCACCGCCATCGACCGCTACTCGCGCGCGCCGATCGGCTTCGTCAGGGAGGTTTTGCATGCGGAGCCAGACCCGTGGCAGTTGGAAGCGCTGCGTGCGATTGCAAAGGGACATACGAGAATATCCATACGCAGCGGCCATGGCGTTGGGAAGAGCTGCTTCGCCGCCTGGGTGATCTGTTGGTTTGCAAATACGCGTGTGCCGTTCAAGAGCGCGGTGACGGCGCCCTCCTCGCCACAATTATTCGATGTTTTGTGGCCGGAAACACTGAAGTGGTTCGGCAAATTGCCGAGCGGCTGGCGTGATTTGTGGGACATCACAGCCGACCACATCAGGCTCAAAGCGGACAAGGAATTTTTCATTACAGCGCGCACATCGCGCGCTGATCAGCCGGAGGCGATGGCCGGCCTGCACAGCACGCATGTTCTGTTGGTTGCTGATGAGGCCAGCGGTATTCCAGAAGCGGTTTTCGAAGCAGCCGGCGGCTCGATGTCATCGGCCGGCGCGGTGACATTGCTGATCGGTAATCCGACACGCAACACCGGCTACTTCTGGCGCAGCCACAACATCGAGCGCGACCGCTGGTACACCATGACCGTGTCGTGCCTCGACAGCCGGCGCGTGAGCCAGAGCTACATCGACGAGATGGCGCGGCGCTACGGCGAGGAGAGCAACGCCTACCGCGTGCGCGTGCTGGGACAGTTCCCCACCGCAGACGATGATACCCTGATCGCGGCCGAGCTGGTCGATGGCGCAATGTCGCGCGATGTGCCGCTCGATCTCACGCAGCCGATGCTGTGGGGCGTCGATGTCGCCAGATTCGGCCAGGATTCGAGCTGCCTGGTGAAGCGGTGCGGCTATGTGGTGATCGAGCCGCCGCGCAGATGGCGAAATATCGACACGATGGCGCTGGCCGGCGCGATCAAGGCGGAATACGACACCTGCATCGGTAGTCGACCCCAGCTCATCGTCGTGGACACCATCGGCGTCGGTGCCGGTGTCGCCGATCGCCTGCACGAGCAGGGCCTCCCGGTGCTCGGCATCAATGTCGCAGAGGTGCCGTCGCAAAAGGGGCGTTTCATGCGCCTGCGCGACGAGCTGTACGTGCGCATGAAGGAATGGTTGGAAACCCGGCGCGTGAAATTGCCGAAAGATGACCAGTTGCGCGACGATTTGTGCGGCCCGCGCTTCACCTTCACCAGCGAGGGCAAGCTGCAGGTAGAGTCCAAGGAGAAGATGCGCTCGCGCGGCATGCCCAGCCCCGATGCATCGGACGCACTCATGCTGACCCTCGCCGAGGCTGCCATGATGGTCACCAGCGAGGGCGGTGGTTCCATGTTCGACAACAACCCGGTAATGCCCATCATCCTTGGGACCGAAGTGTGAGCGTTTCGATCATGGCGACGTTGCTGCTCGTTGAGTGCGTCCTGCTGTTCGGGTTCCTCCTGTTCATCATCCTGGGGTAGCGATGCCATCACTGCTCGATGACGATCAGCCGGCGGCGCCTGACACCGGATCCGGCCTGGGTGGTCTGTGGAATTCCACCAACGACTACCTGACGAAGGCGTATCGCGCGCTGGTCGGGCCAGGCCTGGTGGATGGTCCCACGACCGAGCAGCTGGAGGCGCGCATCGCGCGCAATCCGGTCGGCACCGAGAGCACGACGTCGGTGGGCGTGCCGCGTGGCGACTTCGATCCGATCGTCGATCCCTACTATGCGCACCTGCCTGGTGGCGGGCTGATCACGCAGCGCGAATACGACGCCATCGGCGAGGGGTCGCAAAGCCTGTTCGGCAACCTGGCGCAGATCGCGGGCGCCGAGGGCGGCGAGGGACCGGGCGGGGAGGGCGGCCGGGTCATGCTGCCGGCTCGCCGCGTCAGACCGCCAGGCTCGCCGCCACCGCCGCCGATGCCATCCCCTGCGGCCGCGCCGGCCGCCACGCTGACTGACCTCGCCATCGGCCAGCGCGGCATGGCTGCGGTGCCCAGCCTGCGCGGCATGACGCCGGCCGATGCGGCTGTGGCGGCATCGTCCGAGCCGCATCTCATTCCCACCACCAAGCCGAACGGCGAGCCAGGCTATGTCGGCGCACCAGACTGGGTGAAGACACCAGACGACATCCAGACGATGCGCAGCAGGTTCGACGACGCGGTCGATCGCGGTGTCGCGGGGCGCGAGTGGTATAACCAGACACGCGGCTGGGCGACAGACATCACCGGCACCAAATTCGACCCGATTACCGGCGCCCCCACGCTCGGCGATCCGAACGAGGCGCGCCGCCTGGCCGAGGGTCTGGCGGTGTTCTCGCCGCAGTCCAACCCCGACACGAATCTCCAGTTTTATCTGCAGGCGCGGAACGCCTACGTCAGCGGCAATCCGCAGGATTTGGTGCGCACCGGGCAGCAGGCGACGAAATTCAACACCGGCATGGCCGCGAAGGACGCGGCGCGCGCAGCCGGCGAGCCGGAACCAGACATCCGGCAGGGACCAAAGACCGAACCGTTCGCCTGGCAGATGTCGCCCGACCGGTCGGTGGCCACGACCGGCGTCAATGATATCTGGCACGCGCGCTCGTTCGGATACACCAACCCTGACGGCACCGAGTTCGACGGCTCGCCGACCACGCAGCAGCACAAATTCATGGACTACGAGACGGTGCTGGGGGTGAACCGTGCCAATGCGCGCGCGTCGGGTGGTTTCACCGACTGGGACGCCGGCCGGGTGCAGGCAGCGCCATGGACGGCGATGAAGGAGGCCAGCCTGGCCCGACGCTATCCAGGCTGGTCCCCGGCGGAAGTACGCGAGGAGGCGCTGCGGTCCTTCCCAGATTTGTCCGGATCGGCGGCATACATGACGCACGAGCAGATGCCAGGCGCCAGCACCGGCCTGCTCGGCATGGCGAGCGACGTGCCGGATTTCTCGGGGCAGGCCAGCTGGCGCGATCCGGATACCCGCCAGGACATGCTGACCGCACCGCTCTTCCACCAGCTGCCGATGGGCAAGGCCACGGGCACCTACACCAACAGCCAAGGCCTGCTGGAGATCAACCCGGCCGAGGTGGCGCAGCCGATGGTGGACTTCCTGAAGAAGGCCAAGGGCAACGATCCGCGCGAAATCACGCCATGGACGCAGGCAGCCCTGGACGCGGCCAACAATGTGCGCGGCCTGACGGATTTTCAGGAAGGCACGCCAGCGCATTACATCGACACGTCCGACGCCCTGCGCACCAGCGAGGCCAGCTCGATGCGCCTGCTCGGCGATCGGCCGACGCCACAGCAGCTGGGGGCACTCAACGAGGTGGCGAAGCGCAACGGCTACTACGTGTCAGACACGGGCGACGGCGTCTCGCTGCTGCATGCCGACGAGCCGCAATCGCCAGCCAATGGTGTCGATCTGAAGAAGCGCCTGGCGGGCGGCCTGGCAGACGAGATCAACCAGGCCATGCCGCCTGGCACCAGGATCGTGCCTGGCAAGGCCTGGAGCAACTACGCCAACCTGGCAGACGAGCTGGCCCAGAGCGTCCAGGGGCAAGGCCTGGCGACCGAGAAGGTGCTCGGCAGCCTGAAGAATCTGGAGACGGCGGCGCCGGGTTATTACGATCGCCTGGTGAACAACCCCAACGTGGCGGTGAAGGCGCAGCAGAACCTGGCCCGCCTGACGCCGGAAATGCAGGCGGCGCGCCCTGACTACGTCAAGCTGCTGCAGATCATGTCGGAGGGCGGCCTGCCGGCCCTGCTCAAGCGGGTCGGTGGACCGCTCGGCGCCGCAGGCCTGCCGGCCGCGCTCGCTGCCCTGGCACCCGGCCAGGATCAGTCGCAGTGATCGAGCAGCTGCTGGTGCAGGCGCCAGAGCGCCACCGCGCGCTGTCCGTCCCTCTGATGGTCAGAGATGCCCGCGCATCCGGCTGCCCAGAAGCCCCGCTCCATGCGGTTGAGTTCGAAGCGCCGCGCCTCACGGTCGTCGAACAGGCCGAGGCGGTTGTCGATGGCGTGGACCTGGACCCGCAGCCAATGGTCGGTGATGCCGCGCTCGGTCAGCCACTTGCTCAGCGTAGTCATCGCCTGGTGGCGCTTTGCCACATGGCGGTCGAAAGCTATGTCTTTGTCAGCCATCTGAGTGCTCCCCACTCGGTGGTCAGGGGCGGCAGGTGCGGTTGAGACGCACCTGTCGTTCCGTTTTGTAGCAGGAACTGACCGGGAAAGCCATGCCGACAGCCGACAGCCTGGCCGAGGCGCACCGCCGCAACGAGGAGCCGTGGGACGTCCCCAAGGGCTTCACCAAGCGACGCTGCACGCGCTGCCAGTTCTGGTTCGCCGCACCGGACCCGGCGACGGAGCGCTGCGTCGATTGTGAGCTGCGCGTGCAGCGCGGTCTTCGCGCTCTAGCCTAGGAGGCTCTCATGTTCGTCGCTGACCGGCATCACCGCTACGGCTCGGTGGTGGGCAACGGGCACTGCGTGGCGTTCGTGCGCGAGGCGGCCGGCGCGCCGCACACCGCGCTGTGGCGCCAGGGTGAGCGGGTGCGCGGCGGCGATGTGCCGAGCGGCACCGTCATCGCCACCTTCGACGACACCGGGCGATATCGCAATGCCACCGATGGGTCGTCGCACGCCGCCGTCCTGCTGGCCGAGACGGCTGCCGGCCTGGTGGTCGCCGATCAATGGATCGGCCAGCCGCTGCACGAGCGGACCATCAGGTTCAAGGGCGGCAACGGGATGCCGTGCGATGACGGTGACCAGTATCATGTCGTCATCACCGACGCCCCCGACGCCGCCGCCGCCTAAGCCATTCGATGCGGCGAAGTGGGCGATGGCGTTGTTGGCGGTGCTGATCGTCACGCCATCGCTGCTGGTGCTGGTCATCACCCTGCGCTGCTCGATCTGGTTGGAAGACGCCTGCTGGGACCGGCCCTGGCCGACCATCTTCCGCGACTGGTTGTCGGAGACGATCCCAGTCCTGGTCGCCATCATCATGAGCCAGCGCAGCCGGCCACCGAGCGACTGACATCCTACAGGAGGACAGCATGGCGACACGCGTATCCGGACCCCCATCGACGAAGACGGTGCCGAAGCAGGGTCAGAATAAGCCAGTGGCCGGCGGTGCCGCCGGAGCGGGTAAGAGCCGAGGCGGCGCCTCGCTGCCCAGCATCAGCAAGACCACGACGCAGCGGAAGTGACGAATCGACCGGGCCAGGATCGGCGCGAACCGGCCGAGCTGCGCCAATGATGTCAGCGAGCTGACGGCCAAGATCCCAGCCGGGTGAGGCTGAAGGCGGGCCTGCTGCTGCGGTTGTTGTCGGGCGAGAATCGCAGCAGCAGGGATCGCCTGTAACGTACGATACAAAGCTGACGGCCGAGATCCCTGTGGGGTGAGGCCGGCGGGCGGACCCGCTGCGGCTTCCGGCCAATGCCGCAGCGGGTATCGCCGGCCCGCAGCAATCCGAAGAATCCGAAGGAACCAGAATGTCGGGCACCCTACCGGGTGGCAGCGTCGGCTCGTCCTTGCCGATGCCGCTGCCACCACAGCAACCGCAGGGTCTGCTGACGCCATCCGCCGGCCGCTACGGCCCGCCGATGCCGCAGGTGCCAGGCCTCATCCCGGCAGGCATGCGCCCCACCGGGACGTTTATGGGCGCCGAGCAGGCGGTGATGTACCTGCGCCAGGCGAAGGAGGAGGTGCCTCCCGACACAGATCAGGATCTGCCGCCGTCGATCCGCGCCTACGCCGCCGGCCTGCGTCCCGCCACGCGCCCGGTCGGCGCCGAGTGGCAGCAGGAGATCATCTACGAACGCCTCGGCAAGACCGATCAGCAGATCGAGGACGCGGCCAGGTATTATTTTAGGGCGGCGCAAAACTACGACATGTACCTGAGCCGCGAGCGCATCACCGCGAGCCAGTACTATGCCGGCCGCCCATTCGGCGACGAGGACAAGGGTCGCAGCCAGCTGGTGATGACGGTCGTCCGCGATACCATCCGCGCCACGCTGCCATCGCTCTTGCGCCTGTTCACGGGCGTCGAGGATCCCGTCTCCTTCGAACCGGTTTCCAACGAGAGCGGCGGCAATGACCAGCTCGCCACGGCGCTGGCACGCCAGGCCACCGACTACTGCAGGTGGGCGCTCTTCCAGGCGAATTCCGGCTGGACTGTGCTGCACGATTGCTTACTCGACGCGCTGACCCGCAAGGCCGGCTGGGTGCGCTGGTATTGGGGCAAGCGCGAATACACCCGCACCGAGGTGTGCGAAGGGCTGTTGCTGCCGCAGCTGCAGATGCTGCTCGCCGAGCCTGGCATCGAGGCGCAGCGCATCGTGCGCCGGCCGATGCTGCAGTCCGAGATCCAGGCGATGCAGAAGACTGCGGATGGCGCGATGTATCTGCAGCAGGTGCAGCAGAGCGGCCAGCAGCCGGAGATCTGGAGCGCCCGCATCACCAGGCACACCGCGCAGGCCTGGCCGCAGGTACAGGCGGTGCCGGCTGAGTGCGTGTGGGTGGTCAGTGACGCCAACGACGTGCAGGGCGCGCGCGGCATCTTCCATGTGCGCGATGTGCCGGCGACCGAGTTGATCGAGGCTGGCCTGCCGGAAGACAAAGTGCTGGCACACTCGGACACGATGATGCGCCCGCAGCAGCGGCGCGAAGCGATTGCGCGCGATCCGGCGGCCGGAATGAATATAAAGCCTGGCCCGCCGGGTGATCGCAGTATGGGGCTGGTACGCTACGCCGAAGGCTGGATCCGCCTCGACGCCGACAACGACAACCGCGCCGAGCTGCTGCACGTCCACCTGCTCGGAAACGCCACGACGCTGATCCAGTGGGAGCGCTGCGACGAGATACCCTTGGCGTGTTTCACGCCATATCGGGAACCCGGCCGCGTCATCGGCAGCAGCCAGGCCGACATGGTCATGGATTTGCAGCGCATCGAGAGCCGCGTGATGCGCGCGACCCTCGACAGCCTGGCGCAGTCGATGTTCCCACGCACCGTGGTGACGCTCGGCCAGGCGAACCTCGCCGATGTGCGGCAGACGGCGATCGGCTCGATCATCCGCGTGGCGCAGCAGGGTGCGGTCACCGAGCTGGTCAAGCCATTCGCCGGCAAGGAAGCGCTCCCGGTTCTGGAGGTGCTGGAAGCGGTCAGGGAGTCGCGCACCGGCATCACCCGCGCCAGCGCCGGCCTGACCATCGACGAGCTGCAGAGCACCGCGCCGATCGCGGTGGCGCAGCAGACATCCAACGCGCAGGACCGGCTCGACATGGTCGCGCGCACCCTGGCTGAGACAGGCCTGGCGCCGCTCTACCTCGGGCTGTTGAAAATGCTGGCCCGACAGCAGGACAGACCCAACGTGGTGCGCATACGCGGACAGTGGATGACGATCGATCCGCGCGCGCTGGCGACGATGTGGGAATGCAGCGTGAACGTCGGCGGGCGCGGCACACCGATGGAGCGTCTCGGCATGCTGGCGCAGATCGCCGGCAAGCAAGAGCAGATCATGATGAGCCAAGGCCTCAACAATCCGCTCGTCGGCCCGGTCGAGTATCGCAACACGCTGGCGCGTATGTTGGAGACGGCGAACATCTCGGACATCTCGGCATACTTCAAACAGTTGCCGCCAGGTTTCCAGCCACCCGCACCGCCGCCGCAGCAAGACCCCAATGTGCTGCTCGCCCAGGTGCAGCAGCAGAAGACCAGCGCGGATGTCGAGAACGATCGCGCGAAGCAGCAGACGGACAGGGCGAAGCTGTTGATCGACGACGATCGCGAGCGCGACAAGGCATCGCTCGATGCCTACACGCGCCTGTTCACTGCGGGCGCGCAATTTGGCACGCCCGTGCCCGCTCTGCCCGAAATCCAGCAGGCGATGGCATCGAAGGCCCCGGCGATTCCGATGCTGGCAGACCTGCCTGGCCCGACCTCGCCGCAGCAGCCCGCGACAAGCCCACAGGCGCAGCAGCAGAAGCCTCCAGGGGCGCCATCGATGATGGGCGCCCCCACACCAGGGGGCGGCCCACAGCCCGCCCAGCGCCCGCCTGGGCCGCCAGCTGGAGGCCCACCACCAGGCGCTCCGGATCCCGCTACGCAGATGGCAGTGCGCCAGGCGCTCGCCGGTCGCGGCATGCCGACAGCCTACGGACAGATCGCCAACCGCGCCGCGCTGGCGCCGCTGATGGGACAGGGCGGCCCACGCTTGCCGCCGCCGCAGGGTACGACACCGGCTGCGCCAAACGCCGGCTAGAGAGCACAGATCGATGCCCCTGGAGGAGCCGACAGTCTCCGAGAAGCTGCTCGCCGCCGAAGGCGCCAAGCGGCTGCTTGCCGATCCCACCCTGCAAGGCCTGTTCGATGCGCTGATCCAAGACGCCACGCAG